ATCTTTGCTGTGGCTTACAAACGAAGATACTTGAAAGGAACCAAATGGCACTATCAGATGGTTGTAGACAGCGCAGCACAGGAGTTAATTGATCTCTATGGAGCTAATCCTGACAAAATTGAATCAGCTCTTGACCTGGCTGCTGACTACGAACGAAGAATTAAGTTCCAAGCTGACATCCAAGATTACGTCGATCAGTCAATCAGCTCGACAATCAATCTACCTGCTTGGGGCAGCAAGCTCAACAACCCTGACACAGTGTCTGATTTTACTGATACTCTTGCTCGCTACGCTCACCGTCTCCGTGGCTTCACTTGCTACCCTGATGGTTGTCGTGGTGGTCAGCCTCTTACTGCTGTCCCTTACAAGGACGCTAAAGAAGCTTTAGGCGAAGAGTTTGAGGAAAGCATCATGACACACGACATATGCGACATCACCGGTCACGGTGGTTCGTGTGGTGTATAAATGGATGAATTAAGACTACCGTATATCGAGGATGGGCTGCTGGATTATCTCCAGCGGCTCTACCCCGACAAGGCACCAGAGCCTGACGAAACTGAACGTCAAATCTGGATGAATAGAGGAGCAGTTGGCGTAGTGCGTCACCTAAAGCTCGTCTACCAACAACAACGCGAAAATATGTTAGGAGACTTAAAAGATGTGCTTTAGTAGCCCTGATCCGCCGCCGCCGCCTCCAGCGCCGCCTAGCCCGCCACCCGTCCTAGAGCAGTCCATGCCGCAGACATCTGCACCAAAGCAGGCTGACGGACTAGAGAGGCGTGCGGTTGGTACAAAAAAATACCGGACCTCTGGTTTGGGTATCTCAGGTTCCACTTCGTCAGCAGGAGCTGGCGGTAGCGGCCTTGGTATCTCTATGTAAGGAAAGACATGCACGGTAACGAACGGACATGTGAAGCCCGTTACGAAGCCCTGGAGTCTGATCGCCTTACGTTCTTGGATCGTGCTCGCAGATGTAGCGAGCTTACAATTCCAACTCTTGTGCCTCCACAGGCACACTCTAAGTCCACGATTTACTACACGCCGTGGCAAGGTATCGGAGCCAGAGGTGTAAATAACCTAGCTTCAAAACTATTACTCTCGTTGCTTCCACCAAACAGTCCGTTCTTCCGTCTTGTCGTTGATGATTTCACTCGCGACGAGCTGACAGGACAGCCTGGATCGAAAGCTATTGTTGACGAGGGACTAAGCAAAATTGAGCGAGCAGTGCAGACTGAGATCGAAGGCTCTGGTCTTCGCAGTCCTGTGTTCCTCGCTTTGAAACATTTGATCGTGGCAGGCAATGTCCTGCTCTACCTTCCCAAAGAAGGTATCCGCATCTGGCGCTTGGACAATTATGTCGTTAAGCGTGATGTGCTGGGCAACGTCCTTGATGTTATTGCGAAGGACGAGGTTAGCCCCTATTCACTCTCCAAGACTGAATTAGAACTGCTGGACGAAAGCACGGCAGACGAGAACGAGAACGAAGAGCTTGAGCGTACAGTCAAGGTGTACACTCGCTGGTATCGCTGTGACGATGACAACGAGCGTGTTCACTGGAAGATGTACCAAGAGATCAAAGGCCAGATAGTTCCTGGCTCTGAGGGTCGCTTCCCAATAGACAAGCCTCCATTCATGGCGCTCCGCTGGAATGCTGTGGATGGTGAAGACTACGGTCGCTCTTATGTCGAAGAATACTTGGGTGACCTAATCTCACTTGAAGGTCTCTCGAAGTCCATCGTGGAAGCTAGTGCGGTAGCAGCCAAGGTTGTCTACCTGCTGAACCCTAACGGACTGACACGCCTCAAGGATGTCACTCAGGCTGAAAGCGGTGACGTTATCCTTGGTAAGGCTGATGACCTTTCGTCTGTTAAGTCTGACAAGCAAGCTGATATGCGCATTGCGTATGAAGCTGCCAAGACTATCTCTGAACGGTTGGCTATGGCGTTCTTGATGAACTCCGCTGTCCAGCGTCAGGCTGAGCGTGTGACTGCTGAAGAAATTCGCTTCATGTCCGCTGAGCTTGAGCAGATACTTGGTGGTGTCTACTCAGTACTCTCTCAGGAGTTCCAGCTACCTCTTGTCAATCGTCTGATGGACCGCATGACGCGAGCTAAGCGTTTGCCTGCCCTGCCCAAGGGCGTGGTAAAACCAGCTATCGTCACTGGTCTATAAGCTCTTGGACGAGGTCACGATCTAAACAAATACATGTCATTGCTGCAAGCTCTCCAGCCGCTAGGCCCGGAGATACTGATGCAGTACATGAACCCCGGCGATTATATCAGTCGTGTTGCCACTTCGCTTGGCATCGACTCAGCCGGTCTAGTCAAATCGCAAGAAGAAATCCAAGCGCTTCAGCAGCAACAAATGCAGCAGCAGATGATGCAGATGGGTGGCGATCTTGCAGGTAAACTCGGCCCTCAAATTGTGAAGGGCATTTCTGACAGAGCAGCACGCGAAGATCAGGCACAGGCCGATACTGCTGCTCCTACTGAAGGATAATATTTTATATGGGTGAGACTCTATCCGTGTCCATTGACACTTCAAAGGATGTTGCACAACCGACGTTGGAAGAAGAGGCCGCTAAGTACGATAACCTCGATGCTTCGACTGACGACCGTCCAGAGTGGCTACCTGAAAAGTTTAAGTCTCCTGAAGATATGGCGAAAGCCTATTCTGAACTGGAGCGTAAATTGGGTTCACGTAACACAGCACAGGAGATCGATGTTGAGCAGACGTTGGAAGAACCAGAGGGGCAGAATGTTGATGATGCCAGCGAAGGAGAAGACAACAGTGAAGAGACCGAAACGGTTGAACAAAAAGCTCGACAGGTTACTGAGAAAGCTGGACTTAACTTTGATGACCTTTCTTCCTCCTATTGGGAGAACGGAGAACTCAGTGACAGTCAGTACAAACAGCTCGAAGAAGCTGGAATACCCAAGTCTCTTGTAGACCAGTTTATTTCTGGTCAGGAAGCTATCATTGCTTCAACAAGACAGGCAGTGTTCACGACTGTTGGTGGCGAAGATAACTACAACGCCATGACAGCGTGGGCTGCTGATAATCTATCAGAGGATGAAATCTCTGCTTACAATGGAGCAGTCAACGGAGGTCACACAGCGTCAGCTATGATGGCCGTAAAGGGACTTAAAGCTCGCTTTGATGCAGAGGTTGGCTTTGAGCCTACTCGTGAAGTTCGCGGACAGACTGCTAAGGCAGGAGCTAGCGTATACCGCTCAGTCGCAGAGCTTGAGAAGGACATGGGCGATCCTCGATACAAGGAAGACGCAGCTTTCCGTAGAGACGTTGAAAGAAAGCTGGGACGTTCCGACATTTTCTAAAAGGATCATTTAATTGGCTCGTGATTACGCAAAAGAATATGCAGCATCACGAACGCCAGAGCGTCGGCGCGATAACATTATGCGTAAACGCGCACGGCGTTTGATGATCAAAAAACATGGAGAGGCTGCTCTTAAAGGTAAGGAGGTAGACCACGTCAACCTCAATGCTTCGGACAATCGTCCAGGTAACCTCTCTATCAAGTCTAAGTCTGCAAATCGAAAGAAGCAGCCTAAGACTAAGTAGATAACAAAAGATACCTTCCGGCCCAACGATAAGCTCTGCGGAGCTAACAATAGGACAACTGGTACGGTGACTGAGTTCTACATTTCAAAACTCAACTCACATTTTTTCGGAAGGAAAATATATTATGGCAAATGCTACTCCCTCCCGTATTGGTCAGGCTCTTGGCACTGGCGATGCACGGGCTTTGTTCTTGAAAGTATTCTCTGGTGAAGTTCTCACCACTTTCAATGCAGCAACTATTATGAAAGAAAAGACTCGCGTTCGTAACATTTCGAGCGGCAAGTCGGCTCAGTTCCCAGCTATCGGTAAGACCGTGGCTGAGTACCACACGCCTGGTGCAGAAATCACCGGCAACATCATCCAGCAGGACGAGAAGGTAATCACCATCGACGATCTGCTTATTGCTAACACCTTTGTGGCACGCATCGATGAGGCTATCTCTCACTTTGATGTACGCTCTGAGTACAGCACGCAGATGGGCCAGGCTCTTGCCCAGACATACGACCGCAACCTGCTGTCGCTTGGTGTTAAGGCCGCTCGCGACACTGGCGCTGGTGGTATCGGTGTTGGTGCTGTTGGTCAGGGTAACGCTGTATCGTCCTCGATTGGCGCAACCCCTGCTGTAGCTGACATCATTGACGCAGCGTTCGCTGCTGCTCAGAACTTTGATGAGAAGAACATTCCTGCTGAACAGCGCTACCTTATCGTTTCCCCTGCGACCTACTACTCGCTGGTATCGAGCGACAAGCTGCTCAACATGTTCTACAATCCCGGTAACAACGGTTCTTACTCTGACGGTAAGGTTCAGACGGTTGCTGGCTTCACCATTGTGAAATCTAACAACCTCGCCGTTGACCATACCGCTGCGACGGCTACTTACCCGGACTACTCGTCCAAGTACACCGTTGACGCTTCTGACACTGTGGGTCTCTTCATGCACCCGCAGGCGATGGGTACTGTTAAACTGCTCGACCTGTCTTCCGAAATGGAATACGACATGCGTCGGCAGGGTACGCTCATGGTTTCCAAGATGGCTGTCGGCCACGGCGTTCTTCGCCCCGAATGCCTGTACGAAATCCGTGCTGCGTAATTCTTTACTTTGGGGAGGGAGAAATCTCTCCCCTTTTTCTTTTAATTATTCTTGGAGGTTTATTTGGCCTACTATGACACTCCGATGACCAAACTGGAAGCAGTTAATATCTGCTTGTCATCAATGGGCGAGCCGGTTGTCAACACGCTTGACGGTGCTGCCATCGATGCTCAGATGGCCAGCGACCTCATCGATGAAACATCCCGATCCGTGCAAGGCATGGGTTGGCACTGGAACCGCGAACAGCACACGCTGTCACCTAACGTCTCAAATGAAATAGTTCTACCTGCAAACACTATCCGTGTTGATACAGTCAACGAGAGTAGATCAGTTAACGTGGTCTATCGTAACGGTAAGCTGTTTGACGTTGAGAACGCCACATTCCAGTTCGACAAAGAGCTGAAGCTAGAAATTTACGTAGTCCTTCCTTTTGAGCACATCCCGTTCGCAGCTAAACAGTTTGTGACCGCTCGTGCAGCCCGTTTACTTCAAGTCCGCCTCCTTGGCTCTGAGACCTTGAATAAGTTTAACATGGCTGACGAACAGCGTGCTTGGGTAGCCCTCATGCAGGAAGAGGCTGAGACTTTCGATGGCAATATGCTGACCGATTCTTGGTCCACCCGATCTATTATTACACGAGGATACTTTGCGAGAGGAGCTTACTAATGTCGCTCCTTGCAGGCACGATCCCGAACCTAGTCGGCGGTATCTCACAACAGCCGCCTGCACTACGTCTCACGACCTCTTGTGAGAACATGACGAACACTTGGCCGTCGATTGTTAACGGCTTACAGAAGCGACCCTCTACGTCACATATAGCCAGCTTAGGTACAGCTTTAAGCTCCGGTGCTAGCGGCTACATGATCGAGCGTAACGCTGACTACAGATACCTTGTTATCGTGGAGAACGGCTCGCTACGTGTACTTGATGTGAACTCAGGCACCTTTCAGACGGTCAATGCACCTGAAGGATTGGGCTATCTTAACACTAGCCTAGCTCCAGTTGACACGTTCCGCTTTGTAACCTTCGGCGACTACACGTTCATAGCCAACAGGACGGTCTCCGTGACCTCCAGTGCTGTCAATGAGCCTGTGGATGGCGCTACGCGTGTCGATCCTACCTACCAGGCTACTGTCTATGTGACTGTAGCTGCTTACAACACTTACTACTCAGTCTACGTCAATGACGTCCTGGTAGCCTCTGTGCTGACTCCTAACGGCGCTTCAGGTAGCAATGCTATCGCTGATACCGGACAGATCGCTCAGGAGCTGTACAACCTCCTGACGTCCCCTACGCCTATTGGCACGCCTACAGCCTACGCATCGCCTACATTCCTGACTGGCGCTACTGTGTACAGTTCAGGCCCAGGTTACACGATAACCAAGACAGGCTCTACGCTCACTATCGAGACCATGCAGGCAG